GTTTGGTTGACTTCAATGGGTATCTGCACAATGGCATTCAACCTAAATGGTTTCAACTTCAACCAGTCTGTAGTGGACACAAATGGTAAGATTGTACCAACATGGGCAGATGTATTGAACAGAGCAAACTTAGGTATGGAAGTAATGCATGAGAGAAATGCACACAACTTCCCACTTGACCTTGCATGTGCTGAGTCAACAACTGTTGCACTTACTGCACCAACAATCGGATAAATATAATTGTTCGAGATGGATCAGACCTCTATATATTATAGGGGTCTTTTTTTTTATGGTTTCAGTTTATCAATGCTTTGATCCACTCAAAGCGTGTATAGTGGGAAGAAGTTATCCACCAGAATTTTATAGTGAAATTGAGAATGTGAAAGTACGTTCATCCATGGAACGTTTGGCAATCGAAACAGAAGAGGACTATCAAAAACTCATTAATAAACTAAAGGAGTTTGGCGTAGAAATAATAAGACTGGACATATCTGATAATATTGATGATTATAAAGATCATACTGGTGTGATGAATTCTGCTCCACCTATGTGCCCTAGGGATTTTAGTGCGATGGTGGGTAACACTTTTTATATGCCAAGTCCTAATTACGGGGAAAATTTTGATGTTGATTGTTTATATTATGGGATGATAGATAATAATTTACAATCTGATAATCCTCTTGACAAGGTGCAAAGAGATAGAGAAAAAGTATTAGCAAAATATATTGAGGATTTACTTCAACCAGGTAGACCACTATCACAAGAAGCAGCATTACAATTTGTTAGAAAAAGAAAAGACAATGCAACTTATAAAATTCTTCAAGGAATAGATCGAGAGGAATTAGAGAAGGTCATTATAGCATCAGAAACAAATACTATAGGATCTAACATGAAATTTCCTAGCAATAAAAGAGTATACGCATGGACAAGTGTGCAAAAATGGTTGGATGAACATAATGTTCCAATAGTATATGATCAATACATCACTAGTGCAAGTTGTTGGAGACTTGGTAAAGATTTATTTTTTAATTATGTAAACTTAATAACTAAATTAAACGAAAAAGTATTTATAAAAAAATGGAAGAAATTATTTCCCGAATACAGAGTTCATGGTGTAGATTTGCCTGGTCATGGTGATGGTTCCATGCACCCTGTCAAAGAGGGATTGATTATAGGATTAAAAAGTGAAGATTATTATAAAGATTATTACCCTGATTGGGAGGTAGTGTCATTGGAGGGCGAGAGTTTTTATAAGATGAAACCATTTATAAAAATGAAGGAAAAAAATAGAGGAAAATGGTGGATAAAGGGAGAGGAGGATAATAATGATTTGATTGATTATATTGATAAGTGGTTGGGTCATTGGGTCACGTATGCAGAAGAGTCTGTGTTTGATGTCAACGTGTTGCCAATTGACGAGAAGAATTGTATTGTCAATGGATATAACAAAAAAATATTTGATGCGTTTGAAAGACATGGAATCACTCCTCATGTAGTGAACTTTAGGCACAGGTATTTCTGGGATGGTGGATTGCATTGTATAACTAGTGATTTACATCGTGAAGGAAGTATGAAGACCTTCTGGTAAGTATAAATACTTGTATGAAGAAACAATCAAACAAGAGAGTAGCGAAGCAATTAATAAAGAGAGCAAAAAAACATCCAGAATTGTATAGTGCACAAGACGTAATGTATGCTAAACTAATGAGGAAGTTTATAAAACAAAATGAAACCGAGACAAAAGAAGAGTAGAACGTACTACTATTTCTGGAGTATTGCTACTGTTGCAGTTGTGACAGGGCAAATTTATGTTGGAAATGGGTTCCGTAGAATGGCAGGGTCTGCAGATGGAATCTCTGCTGACATAAATTTACTTATAGAGACCATGATCTTTGGTGAGGTAAACAAAATCACTGGTGGTGATGGTCGTATGCCCATAATCGACTAAGATGAAAGCAGTTATTTGGTCTAAAGATAATTGTCAGTGGTGTGAGAGAGTCAAACAACTCTTTGCTGCTACAGATATATCTGTCACTGAATATAAATTGGACAGAGACTTTACAAAGTCACAGTTCTACCAAGAATTTGAGGAGGGTGCTACCTTTCCACAAGTTCAACTTGATAAAAAATACATAGGTGGATGCAAGGACACACTACATTATCTACAGGAAAAAAACCTGATTTAGATGCACTAAATAAAGGTGCAGAATTGATGTTGAGTAAAAAAACTCATTCACTGCCTCACTGGAGAAAACAAATGGAACAGGCAATCATTGCCTTGAGTGTCATGGTAGGAATACTTACACTCGGTCTTGGACTCACAATTGGATATCTCATTCGTTGCTACGTGCAAGAGACAACTCCACAATACTCCCATCCAGAAATGTTTGATGCGAATGGGAACCCATTACCCGATGAACTTCTTGCTATAAGATTCGAGGGTGATCCAAATGACAATGATGATGATTAATCATGGCGAAATTACCCAACAATCCTTTAGTCTCTGAACTCTTCAGAGCAGTTCATGGTGCCAAGACTAAAGATAAAAAGATTGATTTATTGAAGGCACACAAACGAGATGATGTCAAAGCACTATTGATATGGAACTTTGACAAAGGGATTGAAAGTGCAGTTCCAGAAGGAGCAGTGCCATACAAACCGAATGAATCACCTAAAGGAACAGCAGGTCACACTAGATTAGTTCATGAGTGGAGAACCCTCTACAATTTTGTGAGAGGTGGTAATGATAAAATCTCTAACATGAGAAGAGAAACTTTACTCATACAATTACTTGAGTCACTTGAAGCAGAAGAGGCAGAGATTGTATGCCTAGTCAAGGACAAAGATCTTCAGAGTAAATACAGAATTACTAGAAACGTAGTAGAAGAGGCATATCCAGAGATAAACTGGAGAGATCGGTAACAACCGATACATTTTTACTTGCTAAATACTGATAGATATGTTAGCATATCCTTACGTTCATCCTTCGGGACGCAAGTAAGTCAGACTGGAACGGATCGTTCATCCTCTT